ATTTTAGGTGACATTAAAAATGGTGAAATGAAGAATACCCAATTTATGTTAGAGTTCCAGCATGGGAAAGCTTTACAAGCTATTCAAATGGAAAAAGTAGTTAGAGAAGATATTATAGACCCAAGACAATTAAGCGATGAAGAAATCAGACAAAGACTTTCAGAACTTCGAAATAGAGATATTGAGGAGAGAGATTTCGAGGAGGTCGTTTAAACACTTTGTACCTTTTATTAAGCCAGATTATGATATGCAATGGTTTCACGAAGTAATTTGTGAACACTTGGATAAAGTTCTTAATGGTGAGATTAAAAAGCTAATGATATTTGTACCTCCTCAACACGGAAAGTCAGAATTATCAACTCGTAGTTTTCCAACTTATGCTCTTGGGAAGAAACCTAACTTAAAAATTGCTCTTGCATCTTATAACGCAACCCTTGCTGAACAATTTAGTGCCGAAATACAAAGAAGAATTACAAGCGATGAGTATAAGCTATTATTTCCAGAAACTCGTATTAGTGAAAAGAAGGGTGAAGCTATTCGAACTGCCGAGTTCTTTCAAGTTGTTGGTAGTGGAGGCTATTTAAAAGCCGTTGGTCGTGGTGGATCACTTACCGGGACTGCCGTAGACCTTGGAATTATAGATGACCCTTTAAAAGACCGACAAGAGGCTCAATCTAACATTATCAAGGAGCAATTGTGGAATTGGTACACCGATGTGTTCGAAACTCGTTTACATAACGATTCTGCACAAATTATTATTCAAACTAGGTGGTATGATGATGACTTGGCTGGTCGTTTACTTGAAAGAGATGATGATTGGACAATTATTGAGTTTCCTGCTATTCGAGAAAGAGCCGAGAATGATTATGACCATCGTAAAGAAGGAGAAGCTTTATGGGAAGCTAAACATAGTGCCGAAAAGCTATTAAGGGTTAAAAAGAATGAACCTTTTACTTTTGAGTCACTTTATCAACAAAACCCTAAACCAAGTAGTGAATCTTTGATTTATCACGATTGGCAAGTGTGTGAGTTCTTTCCAAAGGATGCAGAGGTTATCTTTAGTGGACTTGACTTTGGATTCTCTAATGACCCAACTGCTTTGGTAAGAATTGCTAAAATTGGTAATAAGTTGTACCTTGACGAAGTAATTTACGATAAAGGATTAACTAATTCCGATTTGGTCAAAAGGATTGAAATGTATCCCGATAAATATGGGGAGATATATGCAGATAGTGCAGATCCAAAATCAATTGAGGAATTAAGGAGAGCTGGAGTCAAAGTTCTTAAAGCAGTAAAAGGGAACGATTCCGTTAATGCTGGTATTAGTAAATTAAGGGAATATGAGGTGTATTACACTCGTAGATCAAAGAATATCAAGAAAGAAGTAGATAATTATCAATGGTTAACAGTTGGTGGTAAACCAATTAACAAACCGATAGATGATTTTAATCACGCACTTGATGCTATTCGATATGCGATTTATACGAAGTATTCTAAAAAGAAACTTTTAATTTTTTAAACAATGGGATTACTTGATTTTTTTACTGGCAAAAAAGCCATTAACATTAATGCTCAACAAATGAAGCAACAACAAATATTCATGGGTGGGCAAACTTATTCTTTGTATAATGCTGATTATCGTGATGCAATTCAAAATGGATACGAAAAGAATGTGGATGTGTATGCAATCATTAGTGATATTGCATCTCGTGCAGTTGAAGTTCCGTTAGAATTATATCAAGCTAATAAGATTGATGTAAAGAAAGCAGAGAGATATAAATCTTTAATGGTGCGACCAAATGATAGAAGTATCTTGGAAGCTAATGGCATTAAGAGAAAGAACTTAAAAGAATTGGAAGAGCATCCAATTTTGGCATTATTAAGACAACCTAACAATTACCAAACAACAAAGGAGTTCTTTGAGGCTATTTTCTCATGGTACTTGCTTTTGGGTGATGTGGGTGTGTATGCCGAAGAAGATCCAATTAAAAAGGGTAGAATTGCAAGACTTCATGTTATTGCTGCTAATGATTATCAAATTGTTACCGATGGATTCCGTAAGATTGTTGGATATAATATTTTTTCATTAAATGTTAAAAATATTGACCCAAAATATTTCTTATCGTTCCGTTCATTCAATCCTAACGAAACCAACTTCTTGAGTATTCCTAGAGGATTCTCACCTTTACAAGCAGGTTCTCGTGTATTGCAAAAAGCAAATAGTGGGGAGGAAGTAGCAATTGAGAATTACGAAACTCGTGGTGCAGTTGGTATGCTTTATACCGATGATCCTAATGTTCAAGATATTAGTGGTTCTGGTTATCAAGATTTGCAAGACCGGGTTTATGATAAAGTATATAATTCAGCTAATCAAGGTCGTATTGCCTTTTCTAATACAAAAATGGGTTATTTAAAATTATCTACAAGCAATATTGATTTAGATCTTCGCCAAATGAGTAAGTTGTCTACCGAACAACTTTGCCGTTTGTGGCACTATCCTTATGTGCTATTAAACTCTGACAATTTAACGGAAAGTAACTTGGCACACTTTATTCGCAGAATGATTATTAACTGTGTTATTCCATTGCAATCAAAGGTGTTAGAAAAAATGCTTGCTTGGCTTGCTCCAACTATGAACATTAATCCTGCACAATATATTCTTCGATTTGATGTTGATGCCTACCCAGAGATGAAGCAAAACTTTTTGGATGCGGCAACAATCTTGGAAAAACTTGATGGTGTGCTTACGCAAGATGAAAAAAGGGTATTTATGGACTTTGAGCCAACTAATGATCCTATCATGCAAAATGTGTATATTCGTTCAAACCAAGTTCCTATCGGTAGCTTAAATATTGATCCTACCGAAATTGGTTCTCCAATTATAGATGAAGAATAATATGGATTATATCACTTCGATTATAGTTATAGTTAGTGCCGTTAGTTCTTTCTTGTTTGGGTTCATGATTACTTATGAGCCCGAACATAAAAGAATTGAACGCAAAAAAGTTGAACGCATATTTAGAAACAAACGATGACTGAAGAACAATACATCCGAGCATGGACACGAAGGCATGACATAAACGAAAGAGGTTTTTATGCTTTCTTGCAAACAAAGTTAAATATTGAAACAAAGGCTTATTTAAAAAGTCTTGAAGGAAGAAATCCAAATACATTTCACATCACATCTCATTTTAGTGATAAGTGGATGATGGATATTATAAAAGATGCTTATTATAAGTTTGGTAGAAAGCAAAATGAGTTCCTTAATGGAACAAATAAAAAAGCTGAAGATGATGAGTTTAATAACGCATGGAATTTAGTGGTTCTTTTGCTATTTGCAAGACTTTCGGAGTTCATTGTGATACTTGGTATCATTCGAACAATAAAAAACGATATAAAGCGATTTGTAGAAGATAAAGTTAGCCAAGGAATACCAGTAAGTGCTATAATAACTTTGCTAGGATTATACCTAACACAAAAGAATATTATTCGTGCTCAAACTATTGCAAGAACGGAAACTACAAAGATTATGAACCTTGCAAGTTTGGAATGGGCTAAATTGGAAAAAAAAGAAATAAAGAAAAAGTGGATAGTTACTTTAGATGGAAAAGAGAGAGCATCACATAATGCTATGGCTAGTTATCCTGCTATTAGCATATCTGAAAAGTTTATCGTAGGTGGTTTCCCAATGGATGCTCCCGGTGATAATAGTGCTCCAGCTTCTGAATTAGTTAATTGCCGATGTGGCATAATGTTTATATAGTTTGGTAGTAATTTATTTTTGTTATATTTGCGAATATTGAATTAGATATGAGAGATTATAAAATTAAATCATTTGGAGAAATTACCGATTTAGATTTAGAGAAGCGAATCGTTATGGGTTATGCTGCTAAATTTGGTAATATTGATTTACATGGTGATATGATAATGCCGGGGGCATTTACCAAAACCATTAAAGAAAGAGGACCAGAAGGCAAAAATGAAATATGGTTTTTGCATGATCATGACACAAGTAAAGTCAATGGTAAGCCATCTATTTTAAAAGAAGATGACTATGGTTTATATTTTGAGGCAAAAATTGTAGATACCGAAGCAGGTGAAGATACATTAACTCTTTATGAAGAAGGATTAATTAATCAGCATTCAATTGGTTTTTCTACTATAAAAGAAAATAGAGTTGAGCCAAAAAATGGCACTCCTTATTATGAAATTCAAGAAGTTAAATTGTTTGAATTTTCTTCAGTTTTATGGGCTGCAAATCCAGATACTCCATTTTTGGGTCTAAAAAATTTAGATGCAAAAGGATTGGAAGATAGATTTGCAAAACTTTATAAAATGTTACGCAAAGGAAATTTAAAGGATGAAACCTATGAATTGTTAGAAATTGAGTATAACTTTATCAAGTCGGAAATGTTCAAGCTAATTAACGATAGAGAGAAGTCGGAAATTATTACCACTTCAGAAGTTGTTAATCCAGAAGAATTAATCCAAAAACAACAAGTAGAATTTTTACAACAATTAAAAAACTCGTTTAAATAATGGAGGATATTAAAAAGTTAGTTGAGGAAGTAAAAGGCGACCTTAACGAAATGATTCAAAAAGGTGTTAGTCGTGAAATCGAAGGTTTAAACATTGATGATTTGACTAACCAAGTTAAGAATGCAGGTGAGAAATTTGCTTCTTTAGAGGAGAAATTAGGATTGGTAGAAAAAGGATTAGCTGATGCTATCTTGGATTCTAACCAAAAGAATGTAGCTTCTCAACCGGAGAACTTCATGGCTAAAGCTTTCGAAGCTAATGCTGATAAATTTAAGGCTTTAGGTGCTCGCCGTGATGCAGCTTTCGGATTGAACATGAAGGCAGTAGGTACAATGACTTTGCCTGCAAACATTGGCTCTGACTGGGCTTCAAAGATTGCTGGTTTGTCAAACACTATCTTGACTGACCCATTCCGCCAAATTCACTTGCGTGATTTGATGCGTTCATCTACAATTGAGCAAAACGGTGTATTCAAGTTTGCTAAAAAATCTGGTGGTGAAGGTGCTCCTGCAATTCAAACTGAAGGTTCATCAAAGGCTCAAGTTGATTACGATTTCACAATCACAGAGGTAACTCCAAAGACTATTGCTGCTTACGCAAAGATTTCAAAGCAAATGTTGCAGCGTTTATCTTGGTTACAAAACTTCGTATCTACTCAAATGGTACAAGATTTGTTAATTGTTGAAGATACTAACTTGTTAGATACTGCTGGAACTTCTGATTTCGTAGGTCTTTGGGAGTCAGCAACTTCTTACACTCCATCTGGTTCAGTAACAACTTCTTCTAATCGTTGGGATAAGTTAGCTAATGCTATCGCACAATTGAAGGCTGCTCGTTTCACTCCAAATGTTGTTTTGGTTAACCCAATTGACTTCATGGAGTTGTTGATCAATAAAGAGTCTGGTGCAGGTTACTCTTTCCCTTCTTTAGTTGCAAGTGGTAACTTATCTATTGCAGGTGTTCCAGTAATTGCTACTGACATCATTGATGCAAATAGCTTCTTGGTAGGTGATATGAATCGTGCAGCAGAATTGTTGTTCGAAGATAACATCATGACTGAATTTGCTTACGAAGATGGTGATAACTTCACTAAAAACTTGGTGACAGTTCGTGTTGAGGAATCAATCGCGTTGCCAATCTACTTTGGTTCAGCAATGAGAAAAGGTGTTTTTGTGGTAGCATAATATCTTTTAGTTTTGTTTTGTGTTGATTATGTAAGCCTACTTCCCATAAGAACAGTAGGCTTATTTTTTAAAATCTAAAAATAATAAAATGGCAAAAGTTAAAGTATTAAGCATATTCCATGATTTGGAAACTAACGCATTAAGACAAGCTGGAGATATTTTCGAATGTTCTGATGCTCGTGCAGATGTTTTAAATAGCAAAAAATTGGTAGAAGTTTTAGAGAAATCTTCTCCAATTAAACCAGAAAAAGATAAGTCTGAAAAACCTGTATTCAAGAAGAAATAATGGCTTACGAAATAGAATCAGTTAAGACTCAAGGCATGGATTTGGTGGTAACATCAGATTCATTGCCTATTCCTATAACTTTAGCACAAGTTAAGGAGCACTTAAACATTGATTTTAACGACCAAGATGATAAACTTAATGCACTATTAGCTTCTGCTTTTCGTGAGGTTGAGTTATTTACCGAATGTGGATTAAAGACTAAAACGGTAAGACTTTCTTATACACAAATCAATGGTACAGTTATGTTGCCATTTGCACCAATTCAATCTATTAGTTCAGTAGTTAATTTTACAGGAACTACTCTTGTTCTTGATAAAGATTATGAATTAAGTGGTGAGAAGACAAAAATTAGTGCTTATAGTGCTGATGGAATCAAGATAACTTATGTTTGTGGATTTACTTCATTGCCAAAAGATATTGAAAATGCAATTCTTGATATTATTGCAGTAGATTTTGACAATAAGGTTGAAGACAAAAGACTTGCTTTAAAGGCAATTAAGGATAGAATAAGACATTATCGCCCTATTTATGTATAATAGACTTAATAGAATTAAAGGCACATTTAAACGCAAGTTATCGGGTACTCCCGATGGTGCTGGTGGTTTATCTGGAGTAACTTATTCGAGTTATACTACGAATATTTACTTCGCAGAAACCAGTTCGTTCTATGGCAATTACGGAGGTATTAGAAATATTGAGAGTTCCAAATTTGGAGTCAATCAATCCTTTGAAGGAGAAATGAGATACCGTTCTGCTTTTGTGCCAAGAACGACTGATATTTTAGAAGTTAATGGAGTTGATTATACAATCAGTAATATAATTGATCCAGACTTCAC